TTCCTGATTTTTTTTCAAAATCTGCCCAATGAGATACGATTGTTAAATTAACACTAGATTCTGTTTCAGATTCGTCTATTTGAAATGTATCTATATTTCCGGAATATAATAAAATAGGATCTGCTATTAAGGCATTATTGGAATCTAATAATCCTCTAAATATCTCAACTGAATCATTAACTACATTCTCATTTAGAACTGTTGATATAAATGTCTGATCTGCACCTGATAAAGTAAGATTTAAAGATGATTTAGTTACATCTGTTTGCTCGGTAAAAGAAGGAATTGATACTAAAAAAGATGAAGAAGTATATGTTTTGCTTGATCCTGATATTGAAGAAGTTAGATCAAAAGCATTATCAGTTATATTTACAGGTGTTCCAAATCCAATAGAAATAAGATGTACAGGTCTTATATCATTTGTCGCTAGTTGGTTTTGTACTGCCGTCGTTAGTGTTCTTGCCATATTCTTCGTAAGTTGTTCTGTTTATCTTTTCACTTCCTTTTATCATTTTATATTCAAAAGTGCTATCTGGCGAGTGTTTTTTTTCTACTTCATTTGTTGTAAGATTTTCATCATCTACAATCTTTTCTGCGATCACATCAACATTGATCCAATGTTTAATCAAATATTTTGCCATTAAAGTGTTTCTTCTACATCAAGCTCAAATTGATATAATAAATCTCCATCTTTAGTTGCTCCAACAACTCCAAACTCTTGAACATCATTTGTTAAATGAACTGTAAAATTTATATTATTATATGTTACTACTGCATCATCAGCTAAAGCAGATCTTAAAGGTGGCTCTATCGTAACTGTGGCTGCATTTGAAGAACTTGTTACATCTTCTACAATCATATAGACTTTTGTTTGACCAGCAAAAGTAATCATATCTCCAGCACGAAATCTATTTGCAGTATCAGCTCCAAATCCATCAAGAGCTATTGTTGTATCTCCAGCAGTATGAGATCCGTTTACTGATATTGTTGAAGATTCTACACCTCTTATACTTTTTAATTCAGGTGGAGAGATCGTAAAATTTTCTTTTGAAGATCTTTGTTTCATAATAAAAGCCATAAGCTCTCCATAAATATCAGATCTCTTTCCAACTATTATTTTAACTGTAAATCTAAATCTTTGATTATCTATTTGTCTTGAAAGTTTTTTCCCTGAAATAGATTTTGAAATAATTGTATTTTGGATTGATGATAATCCTAATGTTTCAAAATTTGCTGATGAAGGGAAAGCTCCAGCCATTATACTAATTCACCCCTTCCTCTTTCAGTAAGAGCATTATTTATAATAGCAGTTATAGTTCCTCTATTTTCAACTAGAGCTTCATCAAATCCTCTTGAGTCTATTGTATTAATATTAAAATTCACTACTGCTGATCTTCCTTGTGTTCCTCTTGCATTTTGAGTTATTTGTCCTGAACTATTTGGAAAGAATAACTCAGGCCCTCTCTCTCCAACTATTGTAGGCATACCTTTCATAACAGATCCACCGTTTGCTTTACCCATAAATGGAATTGATAATAAAGTTGATACAAAATCTCTTTTAGCTTGATCTTTAGATGCTTTAGCTTGTTTATCTTTTTCAGCCGTTATTTGTTGTTCTATACCTAATTTCACTAAAAGATTCGCAATAGCAGTTTGTTCAAGAACAACTTGTAAAGCTATTTTAGCGGCAATCTCAATAAGTGTAGATAATATTTTAATTAATATTTGATCTGCTAATGCCTGGAATGTTCCTTTAAGATCTTTTCCTGTGACGATATTTTCTGCTAATCCTTGCGACATTCCCTTGATTCCCATTTCAATAATTTCAAAAGCTTGTTTAGATAATGTCGTTAGATCTTTCAAAGATTTATTATTTAGATCTTCTAATTCTTTTCTAAATGGAGATATATTTCTTTTCAGTTTTGCCGCTTCAGCATTTGCTTCAGCAATCTTTTCACCAAATTCAACTGTTGCTATTGTATTCTTTTCTATGTTTGCTCTTACATCATCAAAGAAACCTCTTATGTTTTTAGTTGATTCTTCTACTTTTTCTAAAGATCCAAAACTCAGATCTATATCAACTCCCATTTTTTGAAGTAATTTTTTAACTTGATTTATAATAAGTCCAAGAGCTAAAACTAAAACTCTTCCTTTAGTTCCTAAAGTTAAGAAACCTAAAATACCTAATTCTCTTACGACAGGCGGAAGGAAATTTATTATATCTACAACTCCAGCAATACCAGCAATAATAGTTTTGAATACTACTTTTGTTGCATTTAATAATCCTACAAATCCAACGATTGCTTCCTCTATAAATGCTACAAGACCTTTACCTAATCTGTTTGCAAAATCATTTAATTGTTTTTGATTCTTAATTAATAATTCATTTACTGTAATTAAACCACCTTTTATAAAATCAAAGAATCCAGCTTGATTTGTTCCTAATTGAAATTGGAATATTTTATCTTGGATCATAGATAAAGTTCCGTCAAAAGTAGTTCCTAGAAATTTCGCCGCTTCTCCAAACTTTCCATTCGGCCCAAATACTTCATCTAATTTCTTTTTTGTTTCTTCTAATGATACTGCAGTTCCAGCCGTGAAACCTAACATTTCTCTTACACCTCGTTCTCTAAATATTTCTGCTGATGCTATTCCGGCTGATAATGATCTTTGTATTTGTTCTGCAGTAATTCTAAAATCTAATCCTGTTACGGCGGCGATGTTACCTACAAGCTCTAGATTTTTTCCTAACTCATCTGCATCTTTTGAAACAACGGCTAGATTTCCTGAAGCTTGTGCAATCTCTTGAAGTGTAAAAGGAACTTTACCAGCGAATTTAACGAGAGTATCAAATGCTTTTGCTCCTTCAGTAGCAGATCCAAATAATAGTAAGAATCTTAATCTTAATTGTTCTACTTCTCTCCCAACATTGATAAATGATCTAATTGCTACTCCAGCTCCGATTCCTAATATTGCTGATTGAACAGAGAAGATTGAAGTTCGTAATCTTGATAATCCGGCTCTCACTCCAGCTAGAGCTTGTTTTGTTTTATCTTTTGCTAATATATTTAAAACTAAATTTTGAGCCATATTTATCTCATTGGTTTCTTTCTATCATATTCATCTTTTTCTAACATTAAAAATCCAATCCACAAGTTATATTCTACTTCGGTCATATCTAATACTTGCTTCAAGGTTATTTTTAACCTATCCGCTAGTATTAGCATATTTCTTAATTCAGGTGTAGTGTTTAGTTTTTTTTTGACTCGTAAGCAGTTGGAGCTTGTACCATAGCTGCGGAAATCTTTGCAAGTACATCAGAATCTACTTTATTCATAATATCTAATTTATCTGTTGTAGCAAATAATTTATTTCCGTCTTTATCTAAAGCTTTCATAATTACAATATCAGCTAATAGTCCAACATCATTTAGACTATCAGATCTGCTAAATAATTTTTTCTTTTCTGCTAATGTAATTGGATTCCAATAGACGATAGTAGGTTTACCTTCATCATCCTTCCATTCTTCAATCTCAATAGATTGTACTCCTAAACTCTCAAAATGAGATTTAGCTCTATCAATTATTGACATAAATTATTATTCTGTTCCAATCGTTAAAGCACCAGTGCCTTGAAAAGTAACTGATCTAGCAACAACGCCATCTAAAGGTTGATTAACTGACATTCCTGTAACTATACCAGCTCCTTCAAATTTTCTGTCACCAGCAGAACTTCCTTCAGGTAATAATTTAAAAGTTAAAGATGCACCTGATACTAATTGTGTTTGACCACTATCAGTTTCGTCAAAATGCATTTCTAAAGTTCCTGAAAATGATGTTCTTCCAGCTATAAAAGATTTCGCCGCATCTTCCATTTTAGTTGACTCAACAACATCCCCTGTTGTTTCTAAAGTGAAAGAAGTTAATTCTCCTACTGCTGTTCCACCGATAGCAACCTGACCCTCTTTTCCATGATGTACACTCATATTTTTCTCCTATTAAATTGTTTTACTCTTTTTCTTCGTCATCGTCAAATTCTTCTTCATCATCCCAATCGTCTGATTCTGATTCTTCAACGACTTCTTCTTTCATTTCGTTTAACATATCTTTGACTTGTTCGCAAAGCATACTTTCTTTGTCGTGAAGTTGTTCTATTTTATCTATCTTTTTTTCTATCTTTTCTATGATTTTATCTTTGTTTGCCATTTTATCCTCTCTTATTACGGTGTTCCTGATTGAAATACATACATACATCTAATTGTCATTCTAATGCCACCAACTGGAAATAAAGTTCCTTCATCAGTTTCAACACTAACAACTTCAGTATCTAATGCATTGTTAGATCTAGTAATATCATTTTCTAGCTCGGATTCAATACTACTGATTAATTGATTTCTTAATGTGTCAATATTAGACTCTGCTCCCTTTACAAATCCACTAATAACAAAATCAATCGTACCTTGTCTTGTTTTGGCTCCATCACCCATTTCAATATCTTCACGATTTTCTTCACTTGTTTGGATTATAACTGCTGGATATTGTTTATCTGATAATTCATCAATATCAAAAGGTTGTCTAGTAACCTTTTTAATTGAAGGACTTGTAATACCACTTATTGTTGAAGCTATATTAGAAGCTATATTCTCTCGTACACTCATATTCTCATTTTCCTAATTTCTTTTTCCATAAATCTTACGAATTGTTTCTGTATAATCTTTTCTGTTCTATCATTAAACCCAAAAAATATTCTTTTTGGTTC